GATGCACCGAAATAGGAATGAAGGAAGAAAACCATACAGAGGGTGAAAAATGAGCCAGAAACGAGGAAGAAGGGAGAAAGACCACATATGGATTATCAGATGGACGAAAACACAGGAACTGGGCTGTTGCTCTGGAACATGGGAAGAAGCGAACGAGTACGCCAGGAAGAAGAACAAAGGAGAATACATCATATTAGAATGAGCCTTTGGAGGACAAGGTTTATTACGGGAATTGGAATGCTTGTTGGACTCTTCTATGCTTCCGGAGCAGCAATTACATATTCCATATCGATCAAAGCACCGGAGTCCACGCTGGAGCGCGTCCTGATCGGACTGGCTGTATCAGCAAGCTTCTACGCGCTGAATTCGATCGCAAGGACGCTGGAAAAACAGATAAAAAAATAACACTTCCGGAGGTAACGGAAGTGTTGAATGCAAGACTTTTGTCTCGCAGATATTAAAGACATTATTATCTTAACATCTGTGGGGCAGGAAGTCAAGAAAAACGGGGGTTCTGCCCCATTTTAATACTCGATTAAGATATTAAAGATAGAGGTATACGATGGCAACGAAGAGAGTAACACACACCTTCCGGAAAGGAGACATCCTGGAGGTGAAGGAATACCATGATGGCAGGTATGGAGCAAGAGGACTGCCAAGAGAAAAGAAGAGAAAGCCTACACCGGAGCAGATGGCAGTAGTGAACGCCATGAATAAGGCAGAGACAGCCAGACACAGATTGTTGGAGTACTTTGGAAAGAGGGACTACTTCCTGACGTTGACGTACAGAGTCGAGGCAAGACCTCCGGATATGGCGAAAGCAAAGAAGGATTTCACGAATCTGATAAGCAAGCTAAGGACAAGATACAAGAAAGAACAGATCGAATTGCGCTGGATTCGGAACATTGAGAAAGGAACCAAGGGAGCATGGCACATTCATATGGTCATCACCGGATGCCGGGATACGATCCGCTGGGTGGAGGAATGTTGGCCACATGGTGGAATCTATGCAGAACAACTGGAGAAAAGCAAATACTACGAAGAGGATTTCTCACAGCTTGCATCCTACATCACCAAAAACGAGAAGGTGGGAGAAAAGAGGGAAGACGGAAAGAGGGACAAGCCAAGACTCAGCGAATCCAGTTACAGCACTTCGCGGAACATGCCACTGAAACCACCAAAGAAGAAAAAACTGGCAAGATGGCCAAAAGAGATCAAACAAAAGAACGGCTATTACATTGCCAAGAGCTATGAAGGAATCAATCCGGCCACTGGGTTCAAGTACCGGAGATACACATTGATCCGGTTGAACAGGAGGATTTGAAGACATGAAGACAGTGAAAGTCTACATAGAGACAACGATCACAGGTCCGTCAAAACCGAAGTATGGAAAATATGCGGCAGCTTTAGCGTTTACAAGGAAAAACGGGAAGACGGAAGACCGATTCCTGCAAGGAAGTGAACAGGAAACAACCTATAACCGTAGCGTACTATTAGCCATGGTTCGGGCAATGCAGAGATTCACAGAGCCATGCCATATCATATTCTACACAGGGAATACATTTATCCGCAATATGGTTCAGGCAGACAATCCGGAAAAGTGGAGACGGGCAGAGTGGAGAAAGTCGGATGGAAAAGACATACAGAACAAGGAACTGTGGCAGTTGTTCCTGGAAGAGAGCAAAGAACACGAGATAGAGATCGTATACGAAAACAACAGTGAGTATAAAAGGACGCTTGAAGCGTACTTACAAGGAGAAGAGGTATAAAGATGTTTGAGAAGTTTGGAGAATTTGATTCTTACGAGGAGATCAACCGTGCGGCCAAAGCACAGTTGGAAGAGGGCGACTTAGAAGCAATCAAGACAATCACAGAAGAGAACGGATTGGATCCGGAAGACGCAGAGGACTTTTGCACCGGTGCAATCGAGGAGCTGACGACACCAGGTCTTGCGGCTATGGGAAAGCTGGAACTGGAAGCGAAAGATCTGAGTCTGACAGGAGCATTGAGAGATTGGACAGATTTTATCGAGCAGTTATGTTTAGAGGATGAAGAGATGGCTCTTGCAGTCAGAAGAAAAGGGAAGTCATTGAAAGACTGCATGGCTCTGATCTTAAAGAATGCATTTAACGACAAAGCACAGTTGGATGACAGGATCACAAAGGCAGCAGGATTGACACCACCGTTGTATATAAGCATACCGGGAAAGGCACAGATCAAAGAGATCGTGAGGGAATATTACCTGGGTGAGAAGAAATGAGAGTATACAAAGGGTTCAATAAAAAAATTCAGGCAAAACACGGAAAAGGGACATTCCAGTACGAGAAAGGGAAGACCTACAAAGAAGAGAAAAGCAAAACAAGATCCACTGGATTCCATACAAGGGGACGGCTTGTGATGAATGGGATATTAATGGAATTGATTTTTGCGATGTTGAACCGAATACAGTCTGCCAGTACACAGGATTAACCGACAAGAACGGAAAGAAAATATGGGAAGGGGATATAATTAGATACCATTTTGGAGAAGTTTATGCGCCGGTAAAATTCGGAGAATATCAGAGTTGTTTTGATAGCACATCAACGTGCCACGTCGGATTTTATGTGGACTGGGACAAAAACCATAATTTTAGAAAAGACTTGGGATATTGGATCAAGTTGGTTGATGCAGAAGTTGTAGGCAACATATTTGATAATCCTGAGTTGTTAGAAGAGGAGAATGTGCATGGAGCAGATTAAGCGAGGTTGGAAAATGACAAGGCGAGAGCAAGAGGATCAAGCACAGCTTGAGTGGCTGCGGAAATGGAAAGAACGACGGAAGGAAAAAAGAGACGTGAGAAAAAAGTCACTGTTTTATAAGATTCTAAGGAAACTTGGAATTATAAAGGACTACGAGGAAGACATAAGAACAAGAATGGAGATGTGCAAAAGAGCAATAAAGGCAAATGTATGTTCTGAAGATTGCGACATTTGCGCATGGGACGTGAAAGGAGGGATTGATTACAATGGTTATATTACGACCGGTAGGAACAACAGGAAACCGTCTGAAGTATCTAAGAAAAATCAGAGGACAGACAAGAAAAGAGGCAGCGGTCAAGCTAGACATGAAGGAGGAAAGACTGCAAGATCTTGAAACAGGAAGGAAAGGGCTGACGTTAGGAGAAGCAATCAAATATGCAGATACATATAATGTGTCTTTGGATTACATAGCAGGGAGAAAGAAAGTTGAATATTGAAAATGCAATCAGAATCATTAAGGGGTTGGATACATCCAACAGCGAAGAAAACATCGAAGCAAAGAAAATGGCAGTTAAAGCATTAGAGAAGCAGAGTCAAAAGAAGATTGAAACATGGAACGGACAAGCATCGTGTCCATGCTGTAAGAAACTATTCGGAGAAATGAAGACAATCAGAAATCTTACTACGTGGGAAATGCCATACTGCAAATTTTGCGGACAGGCTCTTGATTGGAGTGATGAACAGTGAAACAAAGTACAGACACACGCTGGAGTCCAGCAGAGATCCAGCAGAACCAAAAGGAACATTATGCTGCCATGGCAGAGCATCCGCCTGACCGGAAGGAAAGCGAGAAGTTTCATCGGCCAGCATACCAGGCAGGAAAGCTGATTGAAGCACAGGGGCAGCAGTTGTGGCATGGAGATGTAGCAGAATACTTGGCGAGAAAGTACAAGATAGGAGATGATGCCAATGGAGAAGAGACTGGAAGAGAACAATGTAAAAAACGAGAACGACAGGAAGAAAACCTATCTCAGGGCATACAGAAAACATGGAAAGAGAATCAAGAGGATCGAATCAGAGATTGAAGAGATCAGGAACATGAAGATGTATCCATCATCGAATAATGATGGGATGCCACATGGATCCAATCAAAGCGATTTAAGTTCTTACGTGGCAGCTCTTCAGGAAAGAGAGGACAAGCTGTATCAAGAGGGAGTAAAGCAGGTACAGACCTATAAGGACATAGAATACAGAATTAATGAGTTAGATGATCAGGACGAAAGAGATGTTATGTTCTACAGGTATATCAAAGGATTTGAGTGGTGGCAGATAGCACAACTCATGGAATACAGTGAGAGCTGGATCTACGAGTTACATGGGAGAGCACTGAAAAAGATTCAAATTAATTAAAGAGTGGAGTTCACTGGAGTTTTGCTCATGCTAATATGGTATTGTCGAAAGACGGACAGATACTTCTACAATACTCCTTGGAAAAGACACCTGAATGCCAGCGGGTGTCTTTTGTGCGTGAGGGAAAGAAAATGACAGACAGAGAAGCAAAAGCATTTTACAATGCAGCGGCATGGAAACATAAGAGGATGCAGATACTTGAGAGAGATCACTATGAGTGCCAGGACTGCAGAAAGAGATTGAAGGATGCAGTGGCAGCAGGCCGCATCCTGCAAGGAGAAGACAGAAAGATCAGAAGAGCTGAAGAGGTGCATCATATTGTTGAACTAAAAGAGCATCCGGAGCTAGGGTTGGAAGATGACAACCTGATCAGTCTATGTGTGAAGTGTCACAATCTGCGACATGGAAGGACTCCAAGAAGATTCCAAAGAAAGAAGAAGCTTGCGAGCAAAGAAAGATGGTAGCTACACTGAGGGCAGACATAGCTTAGGAGGAGACAAGCGGACGGTGCAAGCCGTCGCATGTGCGGTTCGAGTCCGCAGCTGTCCTCAATTTTTAAATAGACCCCCCGGTAAATTCTCAGCGATTTTTCCTGAGTGAAGAACGGGGATGTAGCCATGACTCTGGAGAAATTTTGAAATCTCGCGTGAAAAGGGCAGGGGGGCAAATTTCAGGACTCACTATAAGAAGGAAAGTTTTCAGATAACTTCAAAAAAGGCTTAAAAAGAGCGAAAAAAGAAGTGGAAAATTGATAAAAATGGCATGATTTGAGTGAAAAAGGTGGTGAAAAGATTGACTCAGAGGAAGAAAACACTGACACAGACGGAGATAAAAGAATCGTTAGTAAAGCAGTTGAAGTTGCGTGGAATGAACGCAGAATTCTATAAGGATTTAGTTGATGATTATGTATATTATTGGTCATTGAAAAAGAAACTGATTGCAGATATTAGAAAAAAAGGAATCCGGTATGAAACCATCAATGGGAATGGTGTCAGCGTAGAAAAAGCGAATGAATCTGTGGTCAATCTGCAGAAGACTACAGCAACCATGTTAAAGATTCTTGCGGACCTGAAACTGAAAGAACCAATTCCGGAACCGGAGCAACCGACTGATGGTTATTTGTAAGGAAATTGACGACTATCTCAAATATGCCGAAGAGCATCCGAAATGGATAAATAAAAAGAGAAAATTACTGATAGAAAACATCGTGAAGCCGACATTGAAGCGAAACGATGTTTTTTTTGACGAAAAAACATATAGGAACTGTCTACAGTACTGCAAAACAAATTACTACGAACTATTTCCATTCCAAAAGTTCATTTATGCCTTTGCATTTATGTATGTGGATGACATTCCGGTATTTTCAAAGTTCTTCATCAAGGAAGGACGTGGAAATGGTAAAGATGGATTCATCGTGCCGCTGGTAAATTTCTTTCAGACTCCGCTCTACGGAGTGAAAAATTACCATGTTGAAATTGTGGCGAACTCAGAGAGCCAGGTTAAGGACACATTCAAGGTAGCTTATGACATGCTACATGATAATTCAAAATTCAAGGGAAAGTTTTCGGTCACAAAGGAACTTATCACGAACCTGGCAACAGGATCGGAGATGAAATACAACACTTCGAACGCAAAGACCAAGGATGGTAAGCGAACAGGATGTCTTGTCCTGAACGAAATCCATGCCTACGAGAACTATGACCAGATCAATGTATTTGAATCCTCTTTTGGTAAAGTCAAGCATTCGAGAGAGTTCATCATTACAACAGATGGATATGTCAGAGATGGTCCACTGGATGAAATTTCGGCAATGTGCGCTGAGATTTTGGAGACAGGAGAGAATCTGCTAGGGTACTTCCCGTTCATGTGTGAGATTGATGATATGAAAGAAATCGATGATCCGGAGGCATGGCACAAGGCCAACCCTTCGATGGAATACATGCCAATTCTTGCGAATCAGATCATGCATGATTATCTGGAAATGAAGAAGATTCCATCAAAGCGTGCTGAATTTATCACAAAACGAATGGACAGATCGGCACGAAAGGAAGAGGAGACTGTCACAACATGGCAAAATGTCCTGAGAGCATGTTATGAAGGTGAGACAATGGAAGAACTGGAACGAAAGATTCCGCGGATAACATTGGACACGCGAGGACAGGCAGCAGTGATCGGCATTGACTATGCGGATGTGCGAGACTTCGCATCAGCGGGCGTTCTGACCAAGACAGATGATGGAGAGTGGATATGGAGACAACACACATGGATCTGCGCAGACTCTCCGTTCATTGATTCAATCAAATTCCCGTTGCGCAATGCCGGACAAGAAGAGTTTGAGGATTTTGAAGTTGTCCAAGGTCCGGTGATTGATGTAAATATAATAGCCGACTGGTGCATGAAACAGTTCCAAGACTATGATGTGAAGAAAATAGCAATGGATACTTATCGCTACACATTATTTAAGACGGCATTTGAAGAAAGAGGTCTCACGATTGAGGACAAGAAGAACCCCCATGGTATTGTTCGTCTGGTTAGAAAGATAACATCAGCAACAGGAATTATTGCCCCGTTTATTCAGTCCATGTTCTCACAGAGGATGGTCAACTTCGGACCATCAGCAATCATGCGGTGGTACACGAATAACACAAGCGTGAGCGAGGACAAGTTTGGCAACAAGAATTTCGGCAAAATTGAACCGAAGTTAAGAAAAAATGATGGATTTATGGCTTTTGATGTGGCTATGTTCTGCAAGGATGAGCTGGAAGTTCAGATAATCTATGTTTAATAGGAGAAAGAGAAAATGTTTGATTTTTTATTCCAAGATAGAAACAAAGAGATACAGTCTTTGGCAGAAATCATTGCAGTTGACATGGAAAAGCTGAATCTTTCAAAGCTTGCCATTGAGAAAGCAATTATGATGATCGCCAAGGCAATAGCGAAGTCTGACATACTGATCCAGACGGAGAGCAAAGAAAAAAATAAGAAAGAATACAGGCTAAATGTACAGCCAAATGACCATGAATGCGGAACAGTGTTCTGGACGGAAGTGGTTAAGCAGCTACTAACAGAACAAGAAGCTCTGATTATTCCGCTAAATGATAAATATTACAGAGCAACATCATGGTCACACACAAATGAAGTGACGCTGAAGCGGACTTACAAAGATGTGATGTTAAGCTGCGGAGGTGAAAATTTTACAAATTCCAGCACATTTCAATCCGATGAAGTGATTCATCTAAGATATGACAATGCAAGGATACGACTGTATTTGCAGAATGTAGTAGGGCAATTTGATAAGACGATGGATTCCATTAATGCAATGATGCAGCTGTCCAGCCAACCAAGATTCAAACTGAAGCTTGGAACGAATGCATTATCATTCAGAGAAAAGCAGGCAGATGGTACAGACAAGGTAATGACAAAAGACCAGTATGTTTTAAAAATTAAAAAACTACTGACGTCAGATGCCCTTGAAGTTTTAACAGAACAAGAGAATGCATCCGTGGAACAGCTACAAATAAATACAGCAGTGAAAGCTGAAGAACTGGCAAAGATGGCTTTGCAGATCAATAACGAGGTGGCAAATGCTTTCGACATTCCAGAGGCTGTATTTAATGGCAATATCACAGAAAAATCAGATGCAACAAATGAATTTATCACATACGCTGTCAGTCCGGTAGCAGAAGTGATAAATGATACTTTGACAGCTTATGTTGTCGGAGAGGATGATTACTGCAGTAAAAACGAGAAAGTCATGGTATGGCTTGCACGCTTTAAACATGTTGATGTTGTGGACAGTGCAGTAAATCTTGATAAACTCAGAGGAATTGGATTCCATCTCGATGAAATCAGAGGGATGGTCGGATATCCGTTACTCAATACAGAATTCAGTACAGAGCGAGCTCTGACAAAGAATTACGGAGGGGAGGGAAATAGTAATGCGGCACAAGAAACCTGATTCATAGGAGGTGATCCAATTATCTCGGAGCTGTCCGTTAAACAGTAATACCAAAGAAAGGAAAATAACATGGAAGCAAAGAAGTATTATTTTTTGGAGTCAAAAAATAATGTAGCAGATCTGTATATCTTTGGGGATATCACATCATGGCCGTGGAGCGAGAGTGATGTATCGGCCAGCGGAATTGTGAAGGAACTACAGAGTCTTGAAGTATCAGAGATTAATGTGCATATTAACAGTTATGGCGGCGAAGTTGCTGAAGGACTGGCAATCTACAATACGCTGAAGAACAGCAACATGAAGGTTACAACAGTCTGTGATGGATTTGCGTGTTCTGCGGCATCGGTCATTTTTATGGCAGGAGATGAGCGCGTGATCAATGAAGCCTCATTGCTGATGATTCACAATGCGTGGACATATACAAGCGGAAACGCTGAAGAGCTAAGGAAGGCAGCAGAAGATCTTGACAAGATTACCCAGGCATCAGTCAATGCTTATATGAGCAGGGTATCCATCTCAGAGGACAAAGTGAGAGAACTTATGGACAATGAGTCATGGATCACAGCGGATGAGGCTGTAGAATATGGATTTGCAACAAAGACAGAGAAAAATGATGATGATGGAATTAAGCAATCAGCTTTCGGAATCATTAGAAATGCTGTCACCAAAACAGAAATTGCACCGGTGCAACAGGTAGAGCTAGTTGTAGATGCACACGCACTTGCAGAAGAAGTGGCACACAAACTGAGCACAATGTTTGAAACATTGCAGACACCGAAACAGAAACACAAAGATAGTACCGGCTGGGGTATTTTTTTTGAAGGAGGAAATAAAGAATGAGAATTGAAGATTTAAGCCAGGAAGTCAAAGATAAAGTAAAGCAGCTTCTTGATAACGCTCCGGCAGAGGAGAAAGCAGAAGCAATCATGCAGTCAATTGAAATGATCAATGAAGCAGCACACGCTGATCTGATTCAGCAGGTAGTAGCAGAGGCTGAAAGAGCAAGCAGAGATGCTGAGTACAAGAGCAAACTCGGACTTAGAAACCTTTCGCAGGAAGAGAAGAAATTCTACGAGAACTTTAAGGATATCAAGCAGGCGTTCACAGCAAACCAGATCGACATCATTCCGACAGAGATTATTGATCGTACACTGGATGATGTTAAGAAAGCATCGCCAATCCTGAAACTTGTAAATATGGCACCGGCAAACGTGAAGAAATGGATTGTGGCATCTCATTCAGGTGCAGCGGTTTGGGGTCCTCTTACGGACGCTATCAAAGGCGAACTTTCAGCAGAGGTAACAGCTCTGAATATTGACCTTCACAAGCTCACAGCTTACCTTATTATTCCAAAATCAATCAGAGAGCTGTCTATGGAATTCGTTGACAGATATTTCATGGCTATTCTGTCTGAGGCCATGCAGGACGGACTTGTGAAAGGATACCTCGATGGAGATGGAAAGACAGGTCCAATCGGAATCTTCCGTCAGATTGGAACAGTAGAGTCGGCCGGAACAAATAAAGCAAAAACTGTTCTCACTACGGTTACAAAATTCTCTCCGAAGGGACTTGCACCTATTAGAAAAACGCTTACCAATGATGGAAAACGTACAGTTGATAAGTTATATCTTATCTGCAATCCATCAGACGAAGCAGAGTATGTGGATCCATGCATGTACGGAGAGACTCTGACAGGTGGCTATGTCAACAAGTCATTCATTGACATCGAAAAAATTGTTGATGCTAACTGTCCAAAAGGAAAGGCTGCATTTACAATCGCCGGATACTACACAATGGGAACAGCAGGAGTTCGCGTTGATGAGTATGATCAGACAAAAGCGATTGAGGATGCAGATCTTATCATAGCAAAATGCTATGCAAATGGCCGTGCGGTTGATGACAATGTTGCAGTTGTCTTCGATGTTACAAAGCTCGAAGAGTATGTTCTTCCGGTAAATCAGGTAACAGTGCCGAAACAGGCCTAAGCTAGAGCAGGAGGCAGGACATGAACGAGAAAGAACTCGCCAGTCTTGTAGAAGAAATGCGGGAAGAGTTCCAGATCCCGCCATACTACGAGGACAAGCAACTTGCAAACTTGGCAAAAGAAGGTGAACACGCAGTTGGGAGATTGAATCCCGGCTGCAGTATCACAGAAGACTTGACCTATCGAATGCTATTAAAAAATTACATGTATTATGCTTACCATCACAGAGTCAGTGAGTTCATGGACAATTATTCCAGTATGATCTTGACCTGGCAGATGGAGACGGAGGTGGATGCAGATGGCAATGCCTGAGTATACAGACGGAGTCTTAGAACTGTATGAGATAACAGATGACGAGTCAGAAGACTATCCGGAGGAGAGACTTAAGTACACCGGATTACGTATTTGGTATCGTGAGCTTGCAGTGTATGACACGACAAGAGCCAAACTGTCAGCAGACAGCGTTGAGGTTACTTATAAGCTTGCTATACCGCAGTACAAGAAAATCAACAGCAAATACATCTGTCTCATCGATGGGAAACAGCATGAAATCTATAATATTGCTCATACACCTACAAAAGATGGATTTAAGGAGTCGGAGCTGACATTGAAGACACCGGCATATGAAAGAGAGGTAATCGATGACACAGAAAGAACTGAGTGAGATCTTGCACGATACTGGCTGCCCGGTGAATGAGGGAGTCAGTAGTCTCAAAAATGAAAAGGCTTTTCCAAGAATTGATTACTGGGAGATTATGTGGGAAGACACAATGGCATCCGGCGACGATTATGAGAATGAGATTACATGGCAGATTAGTTTTTACGCTAGAAAGCCACGCAATCCGAAACTGATCGCACTGAAAAACCGTTTGAATGAGCTTGGCTACCATCCGACCATTGCTCACGAATACGTGACAGAAGACCGTGTATGGCATTCTTACTTCTCAATTACAACTGATGGAGTGATTGGATGAGCAGCGAGATTACATTTTATGATGGAGGGCTTGAAGACTTCGCGGAGCTGTTGAAACAGTATTCCGAGAACGTAAGCCCGGACAAAGCACTTGACGCAGTGGAAGAGGGGGCAAAGGAGTTCGTGAATGATCTTCTGAGACTCCCAAAACCACGAAGTCAGATCACCAAAGCGGGGTACACGCATATCGTGAGTACATTCGCATTGGAAAGAACTGACAGCGGAATTAAGGTTGGGTGGGGCAAGTATTACGGTCCAATGCTTGAGCATGGAACCAGGAAGATGGCAGCAAGGGCACACTTGAAGCCACTCTTTGAAAGAAACAAGGAAAAATACTACAAGAAGATGACAGAGAGCATCTTCAGTTAGGAGGTTGACTAATGCCTATTAATACAAAAAAACCGGCCATGAAACAGACAGTCGGAGCACAGTACATGTGTTTTGCTGATGCAACAGAGGGCAAAGAGTATGATGGCACTTACGAGGCTGATGTTGAGAAGACAGAAGTTGTTAAGAGTGTAAAGGTAACTGAGAACTCTGAGACAAGTGATGTGTATGCATCCGGAAAAATCTATGATTCAGATTCACCAATGTCCAGCATCGACATTGAGGTATCTGTGATCGCATTCCCGGACGATACAATCTCCAAAATGCGCGGAGAGACAAAAGGAACAGGCGGACTTATCCTCGCTGGTGGAAAGAGCGAAAGACCATTCTTTGCTTATGGAAAGGTTGTAAAACTGAAAAACGGAAAATCTCGTTATGAGTGGTTTCCAAAATGCAAGCTTGTTGAAAACTCAGATGATATTGCAACATCTGAGGAAAAAGCAAGTGAGCAGACTGACACGATTAAGATCAGGGCATATCCGTTTGATGCAGCAGGAAACATCGTGAGCAAGGTCACAGAGTCCACGGCACCGGCAGGACTTACAGAAGAGAAGTTCTTCGCTAAGCCGATTCTGACGGATGCAGACCTTACAACAGCAGTAGGAGCGTGATCGCATGAAATCCAAGCTGATTAAATTAACAGACGGATCGAAATTAGAAGTAAAAGTTAATTTTTACACTTTATATCTAGTGAAAATGAATGGGATTGACAAAAAACTGGACGGAAGAACAGAGGAAGATCTGACCGAAGAGGAGAATGTCGAACTTGCAGGCAAACTAATCTATGTGATTCTTCGGTCAAACGGTCTCAAAGTAGACGAGGAAGAGGCAATGATGCTGACTCCGATGGATGCCGACAGCATCCGTGAGATTTTCGAGGAGTTTGAAAAAAGACTCAACGAATATAAAAAAAAAGAACAGGTGAAGAAGTCTGTTGCTCCGAGGGCGAAGAAGTCAGCGAGGCAATAGACATCGACTGGGCAGAATACATGGTGTGTGCAAGAAAGATGGGAATGAGTGAAGATGAATTTTGGAACTCAGATCCTGTCTTTTTTAATGAATGCCTGGAAGTATTCACAGAACTAGAAAAACGGAAGGGAGGTGCTTTGATTGGCTAGTAATGACGGCTTGAAAACTGTCGGATTGACCTTCAAAGCAGATGGAGCGGTTGACTTTAGAAAATCACTGACGGATGTAAACAATGCGGTCAATGAGAACAGGTCAGCCTTTAAACTTGCAAAGTCTGAATGGGATAAAAGTACATCGTCAGCCGATAAACTGAGAGCGACGCAGGAATATCTACAGAATCAGACAGAAGCGTATACGCAGAAAGTCGATAGGCTGACAGAAATCTTGAAAGCACAGGAAAATGCACAAGTGCGAGACGAAGCTGCTATCTCCAAAACAAGGCAGCAGCTGGATAATGCAAAAGCATCTCTGAATAACTACAAGAGCGGACTTGAAGATGTAAATAAGAAGCTGGAAAGCGGTGCTGCGACACTGGAAGACTACTCCAAGAAGGTTAAGGACTTCAGCGATACCACCGGAAAGATTGGAAGTTCACTCACAAAGAATGTGACGGCTCCAGTTGCGGCAGCAGGCACAGGAATTATGGCAGCATGGGCGCAGGTTGATGAAGGAATGGATATCATCGTGCAGAAGACGGGCGCTACTGGTGATGCACTGGAAGACATGCAGGATTCTGCAAGGAATATAGCCAAAACCATTCCGACAGACTTTGCAACAGCTGGTTCGGCTGTCGGAGAGGTCAACACAAGGTTTCATCTGACAGGACAGGAACTGGAAGATTTGTCGGCAAAGTTTGTTCGGTTCGCAGAATTAAATGATACAGATGTATCTTCTTCCATTGATAGCACACAGAAAGTTATCGAGGCATTCAACCTGACAGCTGAAGATGCTGGTGCACTGCTCGACACAATGAATAAGGTCGGACAGGACACTGGAATCTCAATGGATACGTTGTCCTCGTCAATGGTCAGCAACGCTGCATCACTCAAAGAACTCGGAATGTCTGCAGCAGACGCTGCTACATTTCTTGGCCAGTGCGAGACATCAGGAGTTGACACAAGTGCAGTTATGGCAGGACTTAAGAAAGCCCTTGTCAATGCATCAAAAGAGGGTAAGAGCATGAAAGATGCGCTGTCAGAGCTGCAGAATACGATGGTTAATGCAGGGAGTTCTTCTGAGGCTTACAATGCTGCGGTTGAGCTGTTCGGAGCGAAAGCTGGTCCAGCACTCGCAGAGTTCTGCCAAAGTGGAAAGCTAAACTTTGACGAATTAGGCGCATCGCTCAATGATAACCTCGGAAGTGTCAACGATACATTTGAAGCTACACTGGATCCGGCTGACCAGTTTAAATTGACACTGAACGAATTGAAAGATGCTGGATTTGAAGTTGGAAATGCATTAGGACCAGTCCTTGCGGATTGTTTACACATTGTCACTCCGATTCTTCATGACATCATTGGTAGTTGGAATTCACTGTCTCCTGGTACACAGGAAATGATTATAAAGTGTGCGCTGTTGGTTGCAGCACTAGGGCCCGTCTTCAGTATAATCAGCAAGGTTTCTGGTGGTGTGTCCACTGTGATTGATGTAACGTCAAAGCTAACACCAACCATCAGTGGGGCAAAAACAGCCTTCGCAGCATTTAACGCAATTCTTATGGCGAATCCAATCTTTTTGGTTATTGCAGCTGTTGTTGCGTTAATTGCAATTTTCGTTACACTTTACACAAAATGCGAGTGGTTCAGAGACGGAGTTAATGCAGTGTTTGCATCGATTCGTGATTTCATCAAGGGAGTAATCGACAAAATCAAGGGATTCTTCAACTTTGAGTGGAAACTTCCCAAAATTAAACTTCCACATTTCAAGGCGAGTGGAGAATGGTCGCTTGTTCCACCAAAAGTTCCGAAATTCTCGGTTGACTGGTACGCAAACGGTGGTATCCTGAACAGCCCAACTATTTTCGGAATGAACGGAGACAGAGCAATGGGCGGTGGCGAAGCAGGGGCAGAAGCGGTTCTGCCAATCGAATTGCTGAAGACATACATCCGTGATGAGATGCAGACAAACAATGCTGCGCTTGCTCAGATGATTGCAGAGGCACTGTCAGAGCTGACATTTGTTATTGAAAATAACATTGCACTGGGCGATAAGAAGCTTGCAGAGATTCTTGCGGACGCGGTAATCAAGAAGATGTCCTCCAGTGTGAAATGGAAGAAAGGAGCTGTGGGAGCATGATGGACGTGGAATACAATGGAGTCCTTGGCTCAAGTTTTGGAATCTATGCTAAGACACTTCCGGCAATCCCATCAGCTGTGAAGAAAGAGTCCTCGGTTGAAATTCCGGGGACTGATGGAACAATGTTTTTGCTTGAGGGCGGTTATGAGACGACCGAAATCAAGGTTGATTTTAACTTTATCGGTGACGCTGACCAGTGGGATGAGCGGCTTGCACTTGCAAAGAAATGGCTCTCGGCAAGAGGAAAGTTCCTGAGACTTGGAAGTGATCCACGATACTGCTACAAGATCTTGAAAGTCACCGTGGACGATGCAGAGCATACGAGCGAACGCATCGGAAACTTCAAAGCGACGTTCCTGACAAAAGACGGCTTGAGATACCTTTGCGAGGGATTATATGAGCAGAGAGCGGAAGCTATCGGCTATCATGCAGGAGAAGAGTCGCATCCAGTTTACAAGATTCTTGGAGAGGGTGTCTGCACGCTGACCGTAAACGGAAAGACAATGACAGCAAATGTAGGACAGAACCTGACCATTGACACAGACAGGCAGCTTGCTTATAGATCAGATGGAACTCTGAACAACACGGCGGTTACTGGAAATTATGAAGATCTTGTGCTGGTTGAGGGAGACAATAAAGTGACTATAACAGACGGATTTGATTTGAAAGTTATTCCGTATTGGAGGTACTTATGATTCAGATTTACAGTCCAGAGAATAAAGACTATGAGCACAATGGAGACATGACACTGATGCCAGAAGAGGCTGAAATCCATGTAATCCTAAATGGAGAATGGACAGCAACCATTGAGCACCCGATTGACGATGAGGGACGGTGGAAGTACATCACAGACAATGCAGTTGTAAAGATGCCATCGTTCAACGGAGAGCAGTTGTTCCGCATTCAGAACAAAGAGAAGAGTGATTCCGGGGTAAGTGCAGAACTTACTCCAATCTTCCTCGATGCAAAAGAGGATTGCTTTTTGGTGGATGTGCGACCGACCGAGAAAAGCGGTCAAGAGGCACTGGATATCATGACAGCTCCAAACAATGTGTATACAGCAAAGTCAGACATTAAGAAAACCTCGACAGCGTACTACCAGACGAAGAATCTGATTGAAGCTATCAATGGAAATGATGACAACGCATTTACAAAACGCTGGGGCGGTGAAATCCTATACAACAACTACGAAGTGATTGTGAACGAGCGTGTCGGTGCTGATCGCGGCGTTCACGTTGTATACGGCAAAAATATTGTTAAAGACGGATTCTCCGAGACAATCGACATGACTGATGTTGTGACAAGAATTGTTCCGAAGGCTTACAACGGATACATGATTGAAGGTGAAGCGCCGTGGGTTGATTCTCCGATCATCGATAAGTATCCAACAGTTCACTACGGTGTGATCACATTCGATGATGTCAAGATGCGAGCTGATGCATCGGAGGATGATGAAGCGAATGGAGTCATCGTCTGCGACACTCAGGAACAGCTTGAAAAGGCTCTGACAGATAAGTGCATAGAACAGTTTGACGCAGGTGTGGACAAGCCTAGCATCACGATTGAGGTCAACATGGAACTGTTGCAGAACACAGAGCTTTATGATGATGTGAAAGAGCTTGAGACAGTCTCTTTGGGTGACACGGCACACTGTAGTCACTCAAAGCTCGAAATCGTAACAGATGCGAGAGCAATAGAACTGACGTGGGATGCAGTTCGGAATAAAGTAACTTCTGTCAAGTTGGGAGACTTCCAGTACAACTTCCTAGACAACGCATCTTCCGTCATGAACCGAGTTGAACAGGCTATCCGTGAGGACGGTTCAGTTATTGGCCAGCAGATTCAAGGAATCATTAACGGAGTGCAAGCACAGATGCGTGCACAGTCTTCTATAGCGAAAAAGCAAGAGGTCAGAGCGATTCTGTTTGAAGATTTAGATCCTGATTCGCCGACATTTGGAGCAATGTGCCTCGGCACACTTGGCTTTGAAATTGCTGGAGAACGCACAGCTGATGGAAGGGACTGGAAGTGGAGCACTTTCGGCACTGGAAAAGGATTCTATGCAGATTTTATCGTTGCCGGAACAATGCTTGCTGACCGAATCAAGGGCGGAACACTGGAGCTTGGAGGCGAGGACAACGGAAACGGTATTGCAAGAGTGATGGATGCAACTGGAAAAGAAATCGTCCGTCTTGACAAGGATGGAGTCTATGCTATTGGAAGTTATGTGTGTGAGAATGTTGGGGGATTGAATAGAAGAACAGAGATAAGATCCGGTTCAATTATGTTTTCAAAAAAAGACAAGAGTAATCCGATATTTGTGGAAAGCTCAGGAGATGCAATAGTTGTAAGATCAGGAGGAACATTTGACAATGCAACAGGATCAACTACATTACTCACCATTTCAAAGAGTTCAATGACAAACGCAATAGATCAAGTGTATGAAGGCGGAATGCTGGCAAAAACAGGAAGAGCCGAATTTTCGGATGGCACATATCTGGATATCAAGAACGGAAGAATCGTTGGAGGAAACACGAAAGAAGGTGGTACATTCTAATGGGCTGGACAATAAGCAATAACTATCTATCAGAATCCAAAATGCAGGGGAATGCTCTTGAGGTGTACAAGTATTTCTCGAGCAAAGGGTGGACGCTGAATGCAATCGGCGGTATTCTCGGGAACATGGAAAAAGAGTCCAATATCAATCCAGGACTGTGGCAGAGTCTGAAAGAAGGAAATTACAGCGGTGGTTTTGGACTCGTTCAGTGGACTCCGGCTACAAACTACACTGATTGGGCGAATGCAAATGGTTATTCCATCACGGATCCGAACGGACAGCTCTATTGGATTGATGCATTGTCAGCATCAACTGGCCAGTGGATTTCCACAAGTGCTTACAGTATGACATGGGATCAGTTCAAAAGCAGTTCGGAATCTCCGGAATACTTAGCCAGCGCATTCCTGAAAAACTTTGAACGCGCCGGAGTCGAGGTTGAATCCGAAAGACGGAGCTGCGCAAGAAAGTGGTATGACTATTTAGAAAAGTATGCAGAAGGAAGTAAGATTATCGATAATGCTGTGAGTTGGGCAGTGAATATTGCAAACGATGACAGCCACGGCTACGATCAGACACATAGGGACGGACCGGATTACGATTGTTCGTCCCTTATTTGTTGGGCGTATTCCAATGCAGGACTCAATACAAGACCAGGATACACACCAGCAACCGGATCCATGTATGATGTTTTCGTTGATGCAGGGTTCGAAGATGTGACATCACAAATAAATCTTTCCAACGGATCCGGATTAGTCAAAGGAGACGTGCTTCTGAAACCAGGAAGCCATACAGAAATGTATATTGGCAACAGTCAGCTTGTGGGAGCGTCGCAGAATGAGCACGGAGGAGTCACAGGTGGTCAGACTGGAGATCAGACCGGCGAAGAAATCCATGTGCATGGATATTACAACTATCCTTGGCAGTATGTATTGAGGTATCCGGGAGGTGGAGTTGCACCAGTGCAAGGACTGTATATTGTCAAGTGGATACCGGGATAAAATAATTCAGACAAGAAAGGAATGAAACAAATGAATACGATCAAAAGAGATGTCTACGTGCTTAGAAATACAATCAAGATTCCAATCGAAGTTACAAAGGGGACGGATGCTATTTCCTTCGAGTTTACAGTCCGGGATTATAATCTTCCGGTCACGGCGGGAGCGGTAGCTTATGCATATCACAGATCGATGAAGAAACCAAACTCTCTGCTGTGTGATATTTCCGGGAACACGATCAGCTTTCAGCCAGGAGCTGGTTTTTTTGAGGTTGGAATGAATGAGCTTCAGATCCGCGCAATCAATGAGGACAAGTCACTGATTTCCTTCAAAGAAAAAGTGAAATGCTCTGATTCAATGGGATTTCCTGATGAAGAAGAGGAAGAAAACCAGTCGTTAATTGAACAGATTATTGCGCAGAGCGGAAAAGAGTCAGGAGAAAGAAAGGCTGCGGACGAAAAAGAGCGATCCGAGAGAATTGCAGCGGATGCGAAAGAAAAATCCGAACGTCAAAAAGAAATCGCGACCGAACGTGCAAGAATCAATCAGCTCACAAAAATGGGAAATGGCAGCACGACTGGTGATGCGGAGCTGCAGGACATTAGGGTTGGAAATGAAGGTGCCACATATTCTAATGCGGGAAACGCAGTAAGGGCTCAGACAAAAGATGTGCCGGTCATGATGGATAATCTACAGAGTCCATATGTTGACATTTCATTACTTGAGCAGGGAAGCATTAGCAGCGCTGTAGGTTCAGAAATCGCATCGAGCAAAGTGCTCAGATCTGTTGAATTCCACTGGAACAAGAACGGAAAAATAACTGCTCCGGCAGGGTATAAAATCGCAATAGCTAATTATGCTATGCAGCCAGAAGAAAGCGGACAGATGACGAAGGTATATATGTCATTTGAAAATTACAGTGACAGTCAGACGAGTTCAAAAGCGGATGGAGACGCAGAGTCTAGGCGGCTGTTAATTAAAAGGTCAGATGGAGCAAACATTAATGCAGAAGATCTCAAAGGTAAGATTGCAACCAATGTTCCGGAACTTAGACCGATGGATGTTATCGAGAGTCTAAAAAAAGAGTTAAAGAAAGAAATTAAAAGTGTAAGTGATGATGTAAGCGCAGTTAAAAACGATTTCGAATTGGAACCGGATAAGATTGTCAATATGCATGTCTGGGAAAAGTTCAGTTCCAATCTGACTCCAAATCTGGCTGCAGAAAAAGCACTGGGTCTTGGGGCTTGGCCAGCGGGTGTTGCAGGAATGAAACCCGATTTTACAATCAGTTACAGTGATGCAATCGGCAAAGCAAACGGAGAAGTTGTCCTTGCTGATCCTGTGAAGACGTATCATGTTACAGCTTCGAGCAATTACAAAAATCTGAATTTCCTACGAGGGAAATACATTAAAAAAACATCCGGAAATGATGGTGTGTTCAAGGTTGCAACCAATGCAACGTTTAATGTTGTTACAGAAACAAAAACGATAGAAATGTACGTAATGAAATGTTACAACGCGCAGCATGTAGATTCTGCCGGGTACACAGCATATGGGCATGTGACGTCAGAAAACCGTAGTGCTTATCCTGACAGCGGACTACAGAATGAGTATCGGTATGAGTACAGAGGGACAATCGGTCAAGCACTAACCAAAGTAAGCACAATAAGCAATTAAAGGAGGATAAAACAATGTGTAGAAAAATGAAAAGAACGATAATGGCTATGATTTGTGTGATTGCAATGAGCGTTTTTAATGTGGTGCCGGTATTTGCCTGCACACCGAAATTGAATCCACCATCTGTGAAGATTCCAGATATCAATTTCGAGCCAGACGATGCCTTGAAAGAGGCCATCAACAACGCCGCAAAAAACTGGATTGAGAAATGCATCCTCGATACTCCGACAGTGGAGTACGCATCGTATTACAAGAGTGCATCAAGATATTGGTCTTATGGGATTTTGAATGTAAAGTGGGATCCGATTGAGGATGCAACAAGCTATGAAGTCAGCATCACCAAAGAAGACGGGACAGAAAAAGTCTTTACGACAACTTATAATTCGCTTTTTGTGTCGGATAGATTAGATGATTTTGTGGCAAACGGGATGGATGGAGCAACTGTTAAAGTGAAAGCGTATGGAGATGGGGATAAGTTTAGCTTGTGGTCTGATGAAGTGACAATATACAGATTTGATTTCTGATGAAAGAGAGGATGAAATCAATGGCAAACAATATAATCCAAGTTATACTTGATTATCGTTTTGTGAACGCTAACAAAGCATGGCAGTATGACTACGGACAGATTCTCCGCATCAAAGGGGAAAACCTTCCGGAAACTGCCGAAGTGCATTTCTCGCTTAACGAAACCGGTGGAGACTCTATTACGAAAGTCGGAGTAACCACAGATGGAGTGGCAGAAGTACAAGTGCCGGATGAGCTGTTGGAGAACGGCGATACAATGTTTAATTATAACATTTACGCTTTTGTATACATCGAAGACGGTACTTCCGGAAGCACAGAGTATAGAATCAAGATACCAGTGCAGGCAAGACCAAAACCGAGTGATCACGTCACACCGGACAATACAGACACTGATCCGTTTGGAGATGTGGTCAAGGCGGTCAACAATGCAGCAGAGCGTGCAGCAACATCGGAGAGGAATGCAAAAGAGTATGCTGATAACGCTAGTGAGAGTGCAGAACAGGCGAAGCAAGTGGCAACAAAGAATGGATTCTGCAAGTTGGAAATAGACGAGAGTGGACACTTGCAGCTACACAGGACGGACAATATCGTTGATAGTTTAGATTTTAGACTGACAGAAAAAGGAAGTTTGGAGGTGATGATGTCATGATCACAACAGATTTGGGCACGGTCACAGCTTATGCCGAAGCGGTAGCACAAGGGTATACAGGCACAAAAGAAGAGTTCGGAAAGCTACTAGCCAATTATGTGAAGACAGCCGAGAAAGTAGCGGAAGATAAAGCTGTAGCAGAACAGGCAATGAAATCTGCCAAAGAATCAGCAAACAGGGCAAGTACATCCGAACAGAACGCAAAAGCCAGTGAAAATGCAGCAGCGGAACAGGCAAAGAATGTTTCCGACAACATTACAGAGCTTGTAAATAAAAAAGAAGAAGCCTTGCAGATGATTGACGACAAGACAGCAGAAAGCGTGAATACTGTCAAAAAACAGGAAGAAGCGTCTACACAAAATGTGACCGATCATACAGACAGCGAGATCCAGAGAATGACTCGAGAAACTGCGAAATCCAAGAACTTACTTGATAGATCCATCACGGAAGCGAATGATGCAAAGTTGCGAGTAGATGCGTCTGTCGAAGCTGGCAACAGGGCTGAAACTGACCTGGACAAGTTGATTACTGATTCCGGTAAAGCAAAAACCGACCTAGATGAAAGTATCACAACAGCAAAAAAAAGTAAGTCAGCACTTGATGAAACTGTAAGGCAGGCTAACGTACTGGACACTTCTCTTGGAAGTAAAATCGTAGAAGGAACACAGCTTAACAAGGATATTACTGCATCAGGAAACAAAGCTGTTAGTGACATCAACAGTGCGAGCAAAAAGGCTCTTGACGATATTAACACCACAGGAACAATGAAACTTGATGCTGTAAATAAGGCTACAGAATCAATTGTTGCAGACAGAGAACAAATTACCAAAAACAAGGCCGGCATTGCTTCGCTAAATGAAGAGATGGCGAATGTGAAGTCTATCACAGACGCTATTGACGAGAGAATTCTTGAGGCATTCTTTGGGTCAATGAGAAATGGAAAAGTATATCAAACAGAAGTGTATTTGACAGAAACGAATCCAACTTCGGACGGTGTTAAGACACTTGCCAATGCGAACATGGTGTGCGAACCATCAACGGATACTGTAGAGGGCAGAGATGACTACGAGGGCATTGGAATTTTCAACTGGTATAAATGCAACTACATTACAGATGATTACGGTCGCAAGATTCCGACAGCAATCGAGGGATGGGGAAATGGTTATAAGAATGATGGATCTGTTGACGTTGGTGTTATTGCAATGACTCCGTACTGGTCGGCTATTGAGAAAGATGGTAAACAGATCTGGACATTATCCGATACTCCGAATGATGATTACGGGTTGATTCCGTGGAAGACAGCTAGAAAAGAAGATGGCACTTACGCTTCTTATGTGATTCACAGCGAGTACGTCAGTGGACTTGGAACGGATGGACTTCTTAGGTCATTTAGCGGTTCTAAACCAGCTAGAAATCAGTGTTACAACAACATGATTGACAGCTATCAGAGAAAAGGTAAAGGCTGTTATGGTGCCGGAAAAGAAAGAGATATGTATGTCATTCTGTACGAAGTGATTAAGTATGCTACGAAGAATGAGCAGAAAATCTTTAAAGGAACAACAAGCTACAACTTGCAGTTTTCAGCTTCAATTCAGAGAGAAACGAAAGAAACCTACTTCCCACTCACAAATTCACAGGCTTCGCAGATTGTTGTTGGAAGCTATGTGTCTGTTGGGTATGGTTCAAAGAACACTGACAATACGGTAAATAACGACCGTGGAGTTGGCACGATTCACCAGTACGCTGACGATGTAAAAGTCCTTAGAATTGAGGATATTGACGAAAATAACAAGGCTGTATATTTAGATATTGAAGAGGGATTCACGACAACACCAGTAGCGTTAAGCGATACTCTGAATGCACAGATTATGTTGTCCACTATGCATTGGTGGAGTGGAACAACAGATAAGGTAATCGGGAAGCATGACGGTTCAATGGGCTCCAATACAGATGGCAAACATCCATTTCGTGTCATGGGAATTGAATGTTCTGTAGGTGGATACATCGTATATTCGGATTCGGTCATGGTATTTAAGGAAGATTACAGCAAGGACGTATATATTGCTCCTAGAGGTGTCAAACATGTAAAAGATGAAGCGACCATCAAGAGCACATACAAGCTGATTGGAAATATGCCTGGAAATGGCGGAACTGACTGGTGGATTGGCGATATCGGAGTGGACATGGAAACTTGTTCATGGTTCGCCAAAGCTGTCGGAAAGAGCGATTCTCAAGGTTGGGGTGATAGATGTTACGCTGGCGGTAAGAGTACATCTGGAACTCGCGAAGACCTTGGACGCGGTGGTCTCTGGTCTGGGTCGGCTGGCGGCTCGGTGTACGTGAATTGCGGGGCCTGGCTTGGCTGGGCGGTCTGGAATTTCCTCGGCTGCGATTAAGAAGAGGTCGTCGGGGGGTGAATTTCCTTTAGGAAAGAGGGGCTCTCCCCTAATACGACCGACTAAAATATAAGGACTTACGGCGCACGCGGTAATCTCAGGAATGGGTCGAATGGCGGCTCAGTGTACGTGAATTGCAGGAACAGGCTTGACAGGACGAACTGGAATTACCTCGGCTGAAATTGTTAATTTCTAAATATAAAATCCTTGCGTCGTATTTCGCACTCGCAAAGAGTGTAGTCTGTAAAGACTCTTGGACAGATGCCCGAAATACTTTTTATAGACCTACTGAAACTTTTATTTTTGACGAAAGGAGTAAGGACGGATAGGGTTAGCCTATCTGTCGGGGTTAGTAGTACAAACCGAAAGCCCTTAAAAAGACAATCGATGAAGACGTATTGCAAAACGGTCGATATAACAGATAGAAAACTGATTCAAAAGGCAGTATACAAATGCCTTAAAAAGAAATACAAAAGAAGAGATTCATTGACAATGTTTTCTGAATACACTGGACTTTCGACAGACACTATTAAAGGAATGTTCAATGAGTTCGGATTAAACGGAATGAAACCGATGGTTGAAACAGTGGTTGACGGAGTACGTGAAGAAATCATTCAAGGCAATATTCACTTTCAACCAATATGGTACAAAGAAAAGATTGACGCTTCCAGTCAGAAAGTGCGAAGAATCGGAATTCAGAACATTAAACAGCAAATCTACGATTATATCGCAGTAGAAGCTATGAAAGACTTCTTAAAGCGAATTGGAGAATACCAATGTGCAGCACTGAAAGGCAGAGGTCAATCCTACGGTATCAAAGCAATAAAACGATGGATGAGAAACAAAAATATCAGATACGCTGGTCAATGCGATATCAGCAAATGTTATCCATCAATAGACAGAAACAAATTAATGGAATTTCTTCGGAAATACATTAAGAATGAATCACTACTTGAACTGATAGAAATGTTAATCATGACATTCGACACAGGATTGAGCATTGGTTCATATTTAAGTCAGTATCTTTGCAACCTATTCCTATCTCAAATCTACCATGAAATAGCGGAGAATATGTATCGCATCAGAAAGAAAAGAAGCGGAACAACAGAAAGAATTAATCTTGTGAAACACCAGCTTTTCTTCATGGATGATATTTTGATTCTCGGCACGAATGCAAAAGACATTCACAAGGCTATGAGGCTGATTATTCAGAAAGTGGATGAAATGGGATTGGAAATTAAAGACAGTTGGACGGTATATACAACGGTCGCAAAACGCAAAGATGATGGTCATTTTATTGATATTATGGGTGTCCGCATATACAGACAGCATATCACAATTAGAAGAAGAGTTTTCTTAAGAGTGAGGCGGTCGTACAAGAAAGCACAATCCCTTGTGAAGCAGAGGAAGAAGATTCCAGTATGGCTTGCAAGGAAGTGCATGTCATACAAAGGCATCTTAGACCACACGGATAGCTACAATATAAAAAGAAGATACAACGCAAACAAAACGATTCAAATATGTAAGGGAGTGATATCACATGAAAGCAAGATTCGACACTACGCAAGAGAGTGTTACTGTTAGACAGATTGACGGAATAGATTATATCTATATCTGCCTGAATGAGAACATCGTGACAGAGATTCCTGAAGGACAGGAAGAGGAGCAGACTTATCATGAATATGATTACAAAGAAATCTCAGAGCCTACCGGCATTCTCGATTTGGACGATGTAAAAGCTAACCCAGGTAAGTACCTTAACTATGAGAATGAGGTCGGGACGGATACAGAACGTATCGACATACTAGAAGCAACTACAGACGATATCATTTTAATGATGGCTGATTTGATTGGAGGAGAAGCATAATGAAAACACTTAGTACACTGAAACTTAAAATCATGGTAAGAGCATTTAGAATCAGACTTAAAAACGGAGAAGAGTTTGAGGATATTGCAGCGGATTATCCAGCACTCACAGTAGACGACCTTGAGGCAATTCGTGAGGCACTGGAAAAGTAATGGAATTAGGAAACATGACAATCTCGGAATTGATTGAATTACTGCATGAAATCACTAATGAAATCGAGTCGAGAACGATGGAATTAAGCAGCTAAGAGGTGAATATGGAAATCAGAGCAAGACCGAAAGGTCTTATTTTTATACTCAAAAACAGAGAAAAGAAAGGAAAACAGCATGGAAACAATTATTTCAGCCTGCATCTCAGCAGGCGTAACACTAGTGATCTGCTTGCTCAACAATCATGGTCAGCAGGAAAAGACAAGAGCTTTAATGGAATATAAGCTTGACGAACTCACGAAAAGGGTGGATAAGCACAACAATGTGGTTGAGCGAACATACAATATTGAGGAGAGACTTTCCGTCCAGGAAGAACAGATTAAAGTAGCAAATCATAGAATTGAAGATTTGGAGAAGGGAGAACGATTATGAACGTAGAAACATTAATGCAGTACATGAGTTACATTTTGGCAGGAATTGGGGTGCTGGCTTTCTTGGTCAGCGTGATCGTGCAGGCAATCAAGGAGATGCCGGCGCTGAAAAAAGTGCAGACGAATGTTGTGGCACTGATCACATCACTGATCCTGACACCGGCAGCAGTAATCGTCTTGTGCACCTATTATCAGATAGTAATTGAGTGGTATTACATTTTTGCATCATTCATTGCCGCTTTTATAGTTTACCTGGTTAGTACAGGTGGTTGGGAACGTGTGACAGAAATGTGGAATCGGAATACATATAAGAAAAAATAGAATTGCACCAGTGCAAGAAAGGAAGAGTAATTATGACAGAACAGACGGTAAAAGAAATTATTAAGAGTTTCGCTTACGGATTATCCGCAAAGGAAATCTCAGACAATGAAGGAACATCATTAGAAACAATGCAGAAATTTGCAGAAGAACACGCAGCGGAGATTGAGCAGAAGAAAGCAGAATTGAAAGAAGGTGGCTGGTATGAGTAAACTTATCATTGATGTATCTTACCACAACGGAGTCATTAACTGGGAGAAAGTAAAAACGTCAGGTTGTGCAGGAGCTATACTTCGATGCGGATATGGAGATGATATCGCATCACAGGATGACAAACAGTGGATTCGCAACCTTGCAGAGTGTGAAAGACTTGGAATTCCGGTAGGAGTCTATCTGTACAGCTACGCTACTTGTGACAGGCAGGCACAGAGCGAGCTTGACCATATCTTGAGATTGATTAAAGGCCATACATTCCAGTTACCTATTTTCATTGATGTGGAAGAGCCGGGAACACAGGGATATGCACCTAAAGCGTGTGAGATTGTCTGTGAAGGACTCAAGGCAGCTGGATATACTCCGGGAATCTACGCATCCTTAAGCTGGTTCAACAACCATCTTGGAAGTGTTCGCGGAAAATATATCGAATGGATGGCAAGATACAAGAATCTCCCGGAAGATACATATAAAGGTCAGTATGCTATCTGGCAGTATGCTTCTGATGGACAGGTTGATGGAGTCAGTGGAAGAGTAGATGTCAACCATTGCTACATGGAGCTCGGTGGCAGTGTTCAGCCTGTCACACCTTCTGTTAAGCCGGCACCGGCTACAAAGAAAGATTTAGGACAGGTCGATATTACATATCAGGCTTACACAACTAAGTGGTGGAGTCCAGTAACCAATAAAGCGGATTGGGCTGGAAAAGGAGATGATGTGCCAATCAAGTGGCTTGCCATTAAAGTAAGCAAAGGAAGTATCCGCTGTAGAGTATACACAAGAAAGAACGGTTGGCTGCCATATCTTACATTTGGCAACAGCTATGATCTGAATGACAAGAAGAATGGAATCCTCGGAGATGGTTCAGAGATTCTTGCAGTTGAACTGTACTACATCACACCGGAAGGATATAAGTACAAGATGGTCCATTACAGAGTTTCTGTGCAGAACAACAAGAACTTCTATGCAGATCAGGTCGATACACTGAAAGCAAGTGGCATGGACGGATTCGCCGGAGACAAATACAGATTCATTGACAAGTTCCAGGCCTGGATTGAGTAAAAATATGCCCCGGAGCAGATAACTCCGGGGAGAATATTGTATCATCTATTTCATGTAGTATTTTGATAGAAGAAAAAATGAGTTTCTTCATATTATTATGTAATTCATTTCCAAAAGAATTGGGATAAAGAACTTGCCCAT